AGCCTCGTCCAACTGGTAGAAGGCGGTGTTCATCGTCCTGATCTCATTGTCGAGCCTTCCGTCCATCAGCAGTTCCTTGCTCTCGCACATCCGCTTCTCCCACTCGGAGAACCGGTCGGCGATCCGGAACAGCTCAATCCTGGTCTCGATGATGAATGAATCAGCCCCGATCTTGTGGCTTTCAGCGGCAGCAGCCGCGTTGTTTGAATTAGTGTAGTTCATGACTAATTGTAATTAAAAAGCCCTCCGCTAAAGGTCTGAACTACATATCCAAAAGCCTTGCGGCCAGATACAGTCACCGCTTTCGCCTGTGACGACCATACGGAGGGCAAAATATCCCTTTATTAATATGTTAGCATCGATAACGGATAAAAACTTGACCGCTAAAGATGCCATTAGATATGTAGTTCATTACAAATATGCAACTTCGTTTTTCAATTTCCAAGAGTTTTGCGAAAAAAACGCAGAAAAACTTTCGCTACCTGCCGTAGGTACTCCGGCGTTTCGCCCTGTTGTACTTCTCCGTCTGCTCGATGATCCCGTTCTTCCCTAGCATCGACACATCCGCCTTGATCGGAACGGAGAGCCTTTTGTTCAGCAGCTCGATGGCTTCCAGCAACTTCTCATCGGTCGCTGACCTTGCCGAAACTACGGCGCCAGCCCCAGAGCCGATTCCAGTCACCGGGCTTGTCGAAGTGCCAGTGAACCCGCCGCTTTCCCTGCCGATAGCGGCTCCCACAGGATAGACCGCCTCGAAGTTCAGACTCTTCAACGTCCCCGCTTTCCGCGCCTCCTCCATCGTTGCCACGAACGGCAACAAAGTCGGATTGCTCAGTCCGTCAGCCGGTATCACATATTCACCGCCGTTCTCACCCACAAGCACGGTAGGGGAGGAGACGAAGCCTCTCTTGTCAGGTGAGAGCCGCGCCTTGAAGGCCTTTCCGTCCTGAGCCCGGCGAGTGTTCACGAAGCCGCCCTCCTCCGCACCGATCGGTTGCGCCGCGATCAATGCAGTCTGCGCCGCCCCGAAAGCGGCCACGATCGCGGCAGGAGCCGCACCGGCTGGCCAGCCCCATTGCGCCAAGGTCTTGGTGACCGACAAAGCCGTGTTGATGATGGACTGCACCAGATTGAGCGCTTTCGTCCTCTTTGCTTGTTTGATCTCCATCTCCTCGCGCTTTGCCTCTTCCTCTGCTTCCATCTCCTCGACCCTCGCGTTGTACTGCTCCTGTGACACCAATCCGGCATCATATCTGGATTTCAGATCCTTCTTTTTCTTCTCGTTGTTCTTCTTGTACTCGTTGAATGCCTTGTTTTCCTTGGCGTTGGTAAGCTCGATCGCCTTGCTTGCCAGCTGGAAGCCTTCCTGCGCAAGCCCTCCCATTCCAGTCAAGGCACTGGCTAGATCTTCCGCTTTAAGCCTTCCATCAGACAGATTAGCAAAGAACTGATCCCACTGCTCTTGCGACACGCCGAACAGGCTACCTTTTCCCGTACCGGCGAAAACCCCTGCGGTGTCCTCATTCTGCTTGTTTTTGAGCTCGGTAATTTTCTCAATAGTCTGTTGGAGTTGCAGTTTGTATTTATTCAGCTCTTCTTCTGGGATTACCGCTCCGTCAAATTCTCCGCTATCAGTGATCTTTTTAAGTTCGGTTTTGAGATTTTCCAAATATGCGAGGTCGGAAGAAACTAAATCGGCATTCATTGATCTTTGCATCGATGACTTCTCTTTTGACGGACCAACAGGCAAAGCAGACATCTTCTGCTCGTATTCGTTTTTTATCTCAAGCCTGTTCAAGTCGTGTGCGGTCTTGAGTTTAGCCATCTCTTTAGCCTCCGCATCCATCCGAATCTTCATCAGATTATTCTGATGCTTCTTCTCGATAGCCTCCAGCACCGCCGCCTGATTCTCGTACAGCACCTGCGTCTCCTTGAACTTCTTCAATTCCGCCTGGTACCGAACCTCTTCACCATCCATCGCCGCCTTTGTCTTGTCCGTCTCCACCTCGTTGATGATCGCTGTTCCCTCCTTGGCCAGATCCGCCGCCTTCTTCTCGTACTCCTGCCGCTTCTTCAACGCATCCTCCGAATGCTTCTTGGTCTTCTCCTGCAACTCATTCTCGATCTTGGCTCTGTCCGCCCCCTTATCCTTATGAGCCGCCAGCCGAGCCGTCAGCGTCGCCACCTCCAGCTGATAGATCCTTTCGTCATATTCCTCCTGTGAGGAGATCTCCTTCTCGTTGTACCGCCTTGTCAGTTCCGCCTTGGCCGTCAGGAACGCCTCGTCATTGCTCAATGACCAGAGGGATTTGTTTTTTTGCGGATTTTGGAGGCTTGGTGGGTTTGATGGCGGTGTTGATCCCGACGGGGAGGAAGAGGAGGCGGCTCCGCCACCGGACGCATTCTGGTACTGGGCGGCGGCGAGGTCGAATCCTTCGAGGGCGTTCCTCGCTATGTTCAACTTATCACCGCTGTAGTGCCACCAACGACTGAAGCCGCTTTGATTGTCGTAAGTCGCCTGAGCTTGGGACAATCCTTTCTCGTATATTTTGCGGGCTTCTTTGATGTAGGATTTCATAACCTCCTCATTGCCGTGAAAATCTTCAAGTTTTCTGGCAAAATCCTCGGAAAAATCCTTGTAGAAACTCTGTTTTGACCCAGATGACACCAGATCAGAGGTTACCTCGATCAGTTTCGTCAGCCAGTCAATCACCTCTTTGATCGGACCTGTCGAATCCTTGAACGAGAGGATCAGCCCCTCCCATGCGGACTGGAGCAGCTTGACGGAACCCTCGACCGTGTTGACCCTTTCCTCGGCTGTATTCTTCAGCACGCCGTTGACATCCTCAAGCGAATCCCTCAGAGCCAAGGCAGCGTCCGCTCCGTCAAGGAACGTATTGAAGGCGGAGACAGACCTTTTGTCGGTCAGTTCCAACGTGGTGTTAAGGTCAACTCCCTGCGCCTTCAGCTGTCTCAGCCCGGACATCAGTTCAGGGAATGTGCTTACAGGCTTGCCTAAGGCCACCGCCAGCTTGCCGCTTGAGTCCGCGAGGTTAAGCAGGATGTTCCTTGTGGCAGTGGCCGCGGAAGAAGCGTCAAACCCAGCGTTGGCCAGTGTGCCGAGCAGGGCGACCGTGTCCCTGAGCGAGAAACCGAATGTCTTCGCCACCGGTCCGACCGTGGCCATCGCTGTCTGGTAGTAGGAGAAGCTCAGCGCGCTGTTGTTGGCTCCTTGCACCAGCACCCCGAGGGTGTCGGTGGTGTCTTTGGCATCAAGCCCGAACATCCTCAGTGTCGCTCCCGCCATCGCCGCCGCTTCCGGGAGGGTGGTCCCGATGGCCGTGGCGAAGTGCAGGACGGACTCCTGCATCTGCATGATCGCACCCTCCTTGAAACCCAGCTTCGCGAGTTCTGTCTGAAGCAGCGTGACCTGCGAGGCGGTGTATTCAGTGGTCCGTCCAAGCTCCATCGCCGAATATGTCAGCGCCTCGATGTCCTTGACGTTCTTGCCGATGATAGTGGAGAGGTTGACGTTGGCCTGCTCGAAGTCCACTATCTTCTGGAACGCCCTTGCCACGCCTCTGACTGCCCCGGCGATAGCTGCGAATGCCGCCAAAGCTCCGGCCTTGACGCTTGACAATTTCTCAAGCGCACCCTTGGTCTGCCCGGACTGTGAGGTAAGCTCTTTAAGCCTTGCCTTGGTCTGCTGGACCTCGGCATTAAGCTTCTTCCAGTTCTCCGTCCCGGGAACGGCCTTGCTAAGAGCCGTCTGCGTCAGTTTCAGATGGTTCCGGAGTTCCGCCAATGTCTTGTTCTCAAGGGAAATGGCATCCCTGAGTTTGTTGTATTTTTCCCGGCATTCCGTCAGGGTCTTCTCCTGGTCTTTCAGGGTCTTTGTCAGGTTCTGGTGTTCCTGTGAGCCGGTCTTGCCGGCTTTCTCAAGATTCTTGAGTTCAGTCCTGGTCCTTTTGGTCGAACTCTGCAAATCCTTCATCTGCCTGTCCAGCGCAAGCATCTCCTTCCTGCCGCCGTCCCCATTGATGATCAGGTTCAGCCGAAGATCCTCATCCGTAATTCTTTTAGCCATATAGATAATAGTTTATTGTTTGCCCTGATCCGCCGCCTTTATCCGGGCGACGGCATCCTCCGTGAACTCGTACATCAGGCGCTCGGCGATGGAGGCGAAAGCGCCGAAGACATAGCGGTTGTGGATCCTGCGGTTGCTCTTGACGGGCTGGTCTCCTCGCTGGAGGCGCTTCATGTCCAGGAAGCGCTCGTAGGCCACGTGGACGAACGTCAAAGTCCCCGAAGCGACGCTGCCGCCGGTAACAGAAACACTTCTGGACGACTCCAGCCGCCCGGAACGCTTCTTGACCCTTGCCTCGATGGCCTTGCCCTGATTCCTCAGAAGCCTCTGTCCCTCATCCTGAAGGATCTCACTAACAAAACGCGCCCTGACATCCATCACTCAAATGATAGTTCGATGCTGTACCCGCTCCAGCCGCCGAAGACGCTTGCCTCCGGAACCACATCCACCGAAGCCAACGCCAAACCCGTCACAAGACGGCAGTTCTGGCTTGAGGTCTCCTCGGCGATATAGGCCAGAATCAGATCCGCAATCTCCAGAAGCCGTGAATACTGCTCATTCTCCGATTCCTCCGTCTTGTCCAGCCCAAGCCCCTTCTCCAACACGAAGATCACCGTCCCCAACTCTTCCCGGAACGTGTCAGAATCCCCGCGCTGATGCACCTCCGGACGCGCCACGAGAACCTGCACACCCGAAAGATGAGCCAGCTTGGAAGTGGCGTCCGACTGCGCGGTCGTGCAAATCGGATCTATGTGCCCACAGCACCGGCAGGAGTGGATCTTCAACCCCGCAAGGTACTCAGTGAGCCTTTGAAGCCTTGATAATCTGCTCATTTCTCTTCCTTTCCTTATAGTTATGCCACATAATCGACAGCACCGAGAACAACGGCTCCTCATCCACCCTGTCAATGTTGCCAAGCGTGTTCTCCTTAGCCACCTCGACCAACAGATCATTCCACCCGAAGCTTATCCCCGAACTTTTCTCATCCCCGGCGAACAGCTTCGACAAATCAACCTCCTCCCCGTTAATCTCCAGAACACCCGACTGAAGGTACTTCAAGCAAGCCGCGAACCACATCATCACAAGATTCTTCTGCCACCCCTTCAACCTCGACGCTCTATGAATATGCCCACGTGCATTCCGTTGGTCCACATCCGGCACCATCCGACCTGCCCTGTTGGCCTTCCGGCAACGTCTTCTGTACAGGAAAGCGATGCATTCATCCAGATCCTCCGGCTCGTGGCTCCTGAAAAACCTGTTGATTGCGGCGGATGCGTGCCTGAACTCCCCGAACGTCAGATCCTGGAGCAGTTCCCCCGGACCGTGAAGCCAAACAAGCCCCGAACGCACCACCGGCATCGGATTTGCGACCGAATCAAACGTCAGCGCAGCCGACTCCTCCGAAAAAAAGAATCCGAGGAACCTCTCGCACATCCGATAGACATTCTCATCCCTGACAGAAGAAGAGCCATTGAATATGTCCGTGAACCATCCCTTGACAGTTCTCCGTACCCTAAGCAGCATCCACAAGACCCTCACATTGAAGTCCAACGGCGATTCCCCACGCCTAAGGCACCACTCGAAGATCCTGAACACCTCCCGCACCTGTTTCGGAGTCATCTCACTCCACGAGCCAGGCACCTGCACGACCTTACCGGTCTCGAAAACCTCAATCGTGTTCATCACTCGGTGGTAAAGAATTTGTTCCTCCTGTCATTCACAGGCAAAAGCTTAGGGTCCACCTTCTCCTCGCTGATCAGCGCCGACAAATCCGTCAAAGCGTCCTTGACCTCACTTTTCAGATTGCCGACGTACCAGTCGATCTCATCCATCGTGGCCACACGGTTGGACTTGTTGCCCTGATAGGTAGGGGAGAACCGCCTTGCGATCTCGATAGGGAACACCTCAAGGCTCCACCTCGTCCCAGCCACGATCACCGCACTGAGAATGGCCGCCCTTCTGGCCAGCGAGAGCACCCTCTCGTCAGCCGAGCCGTCGGCTATGGAAGCCCACTTATCCCCCGCGAACGGTCCTATCACCGCCCTTTGCCGCTCGATCACAAGCGCCTGGAGCAGATAATAGACATAGTAGCTTCCATCGACGGGATAGACAGCCTCGAACTCCTGAATATTCCTGACAATGGATTCGCCCGTCATCGTCCTCTTGGCCGACGCTTTCCAGTTCTCGTTGCCGGAAGTCTCCAAGTAGGTGTACAAAGCGTCCAGAGCCCTGAAATACCGCTCCCTCATTGCCCTGTCATCCCTGTCTATCTGCCATTCGTAAGGGCTTCTCTCATTGTCATCGATCTTGACCTTCCGTCCGGTCGATTCGTGTGACACGGATGAAAGCTTGGCGTAACGCATCAACGCAAGACACGCCACAGGAAGCCTTACAGCGGCCACGAGTTCCGGCTTCTCATCCTCATCATAAGCCTCAGCGGCCTCCTTGACCACCTCCTGACTCACAAGCCGCGCCACCTCATCGGTGGCGAACCGGATCTCCGTCTCGATCAGCCTGAAAGGAGAGGAAGCGTACCATTGGCCGGTCAGATCCTCAAGTTCCTTGGAACCGTCCCGATTTCTGTTGAACAAATCCGTCATAATCACTGATTTTTAATCCTGGCCGAGGAAGTAAGGGCATCCTCCGCCGACAACTGCCTGTGGAAGAACCCAAGTTTCAGTCCCTTGCCCGGGAAATTGAACGCTATCGCCTGGTTGACCGGCTCCAGAATCGTCTGCGAGGCGATCTCCGTGTCCGAAAGCAGGAACAGCTTGAAGGCGTACAACAGTTCCGATCCGGAAGCCAGCTTTCCGTTCACCATCACGTTCGACAATGACGGGTGAAGACCCATCCCCGAGGTGATCGCCGATGCCGAGGCCTCCGAGATCTTCAGCTGCGCCTCCACGAAATCCTTCATCTTCTGGTCGATGGCCTCCACGGACCAGGACACCCGCCCTGTTCCGCTCTCCGAAGGCATGTCCAGCGAGTAGAAGAACTTTCCGGCGTTCTCCTTTCCGCTCAGCACGTCCTGCATCTGGCGCAGGAGCTCATCAGTCAGGGTGCTTATCTCGTCCTCGATTTTGGTGTCATCCCACGTCGGGTTTGCCATCCTCAGACGGTCGCGCCTCTCCTCCCAGTACTCCTTAGGAGCCTTCACCAGATAGGCGAGGTTGATGCCGTTGTCCGTGACGTACTTGAAGATGGTCGGTACCTCGGAACCCTTGACAATCCAGCGCAGCGCTCCCCAGTACTGAGGCACGGCGTAGAAATCCCTTGCGAATGAATATGTGTGATTGTACGAAGCCGAGGCTCCGAACCGTCCCGGATTCCTCCTGTCATAGACCGGATAGACCCTCACGCCGGTACCGACGCAGGAATGCTCGAAGTCCCCCACGACGATGTGCCTGACATCCTTGATCTCCCGGCTGTCCGTCCACTCCAGCCTTGCGTTCTTGGATGGAATATGCTCAAGATAGGCGATCCGTGGCTCCCTGCCTATTCTCCTGCCTTTCTCAAGGTACTTGGCGTCGAAGAATCCTTTCAGGTGCAGATAGTCGGTCATACATCCCTTGATGTAGCTGACATAGTCCCAACTGTCCAGCCATGCCTGTATCTCCCTGTCCTCCTCCCAGTGATGCACGATGTTCCCCTCCTGGTAAGCCAGCCGGTTAAGGAACACGCCCTGTCCGTAGAGGAGCCCCATCTGCCTCTCAAGGATTCCCGGTCCGAGATTGTTCTCGTCAAGGATGTCCCGAAGGTGGACGGGGAGGTTGTTGTCGTGGCCGAACGGCACGATCTTCTGTCCGCAGACGGTCTGGGGCAGCTGCTCCCAGTTCCTCTGCTGTGCCATCCAGAACACGGAGTCAAGGCTGTTGTCCACCCTGTTGGAAAGCGCGAAAGCCCGTCCGTCGTTCAGCCGCAGGACGGACGTGTGGTCGGATATCTTCTCGATTCTGCTCATACTAGTATCAGTTTTTGTCCGTTGAATGTCATCAGAAGCGGCTGGTAGAAACGCCGCGGCTCTCCGGTCTCCAAATCCATATACCCCTCGATGAGATCTGCGTTCCTGTTGTGTTCCTTCATCTCCCTGTGCCGCAGGATCCCGCGGTGGACGTAGACGATGCCGTCGGACGTGCCTTTCGATGGATTGTAGGACATGAACGAGAAACTGAAGCTCCTGTCTTCCTCGGACAGTCGCCTCATCTCGGCCAGTGCTTCATATACGTTCATATCACAAAGTTAGCATCAGCCACGCCTGGATAAAGGACACCGGAGAAGGCCGCCGGGTGCGTCCGGACAACCGGAACATGGTGGCCGGGGCTTCTGTTGAAGCGCGCGCTGAAGCCCAAAACGACAGCGGAAACCGTTGAAATCACAGCAGACAGACACTCTTTTATGAATATTTTCCCGTCAAATGAGTGAAATACAGTACTTTGCGTCCTGAGGGTGCGAAACGGTGCCTTTTTCGGTCGAAGAAGACCCCGGGCCGCCCTGCCGAGGAATCGCAATTGCGATTCCGTTCCGGGGTGATATATGGCGCACGGGTGTGTCAGCGGCTACTCTTTCAGACCGCCTTCGGATCGACAGCCGCGGACGGCAGCATCGTCTTCCCGCTTGCCAGGCCGCGAAGATGCCTGGTCATCACGAGGTACTTGAACGAGTCCGACGGATTGGTGGACTCGGTAGGCAGCTGCTCGACAGGCAGCTTCTCGCTTCTCTTGTCCTTGAACACGACACCATTCCGCACAGCAGTCCTCGCCCTCTCCAGCGACAGCTTGAGATTCTTGGCTGCGTAGGCGTCTATGCGGATCACCGGCAGTCTCGGATTCCGCTCGCTCATTATCTCCTGCATGAACGAGTATTCCTCCGGCTGGCCGATGTTGCCCTGGTTGATGGACATCAGCTGCACCGTCCAACCAGTGCGGCGACCGTTCCCATCGTACTCGATGGACTTCTTGAGTTTGCTGACCTGATCCTCTCCCACCGACTTGTACGCGTTGCCGGCGCGGTCATAGTACAGCATCAGGGTTCTGCTCCTCATCGGAGCGAAGAAAGCGCGGAACTTCTCTCCGAGGTCAGGGACATATTCGGGAGCCAAAGTGTAGAGGAACTTCACTACACGTATGCACGCGCGGCCCTTCTCGATGTCGTTCTGGGCGATGGACATCGAACACATATTCCCGAAGTCCACTCCCGCCATCAATGGCTTGTCGATATCGAGATATTTCAGCACCCTGCAATCCTCCCTATCCAGCAGCCCGAAACCGTCATAGGCATCCTCATCCGTGCCGTCGTAGTAGAAGTGGCGTTCGGCAAGGGATGTGTAGAAGCGGTCGCCGGATTCCAGGGACGGACGCATCGACAGGATAGCCGTGTTCAGGTCAGGCAGCTTACCAGCGATGGCATCCCCGAACCACTGCTCTGTGAGGATGTCCACATTGATGTAGGATGATGCCAGCATGAAGAAAGTCCTGGCTTCCTTACGCATCCTAAGTTCAGTCCATCGGGCTTTCCACTGCTCGGCCACACGGCATTTGCTGCGATAGACGTTCAGGTCATCGGCACTGTGAGTATTCATCCATTTGTCTTTGGCGGCGGCAGCCTCGTGCAGGCATTCGTTATAGACCAGGCCGGCTTTCAGCACAAGCACGATGGCCGGGATGTCCATATTGTGGGCATATTTCAGGATCCAGTCATATTCCCCGATGTGCGTGGTGTCCGGCATATCGGTGGTGAAACTGAATCCTCGGTAGAAGACACTGTGACCATATTCCTGCCTGTAGCCACGGACTGCCTTCAGCAGGTTGGAGATCTTGTCTTCCCGGAAATATTTCACCTCATCTCCGAAGACAAAGACGTAGGAGGCTCCGGCAAGGGTGGCCGGGCGGTCAAGGGAACCGAACCTGATGTTGGTGCCGGTGTAGAATATGATCGTGCGTTTGTAGGAGACCAGTTTGTTGAAAGGTTTCCAGAAATGGGGTTTCAGCCAGTCCGGGAGATCAGCCTTTTCCGCATCTGTAAAGGTGGGCGGCTCCTTCTCGATGACATAGTGGACACCCTCACGAAGTCCTTTTCGCTCCAGCCCCTCCAGAACAGAAGGGAGGATGTTGGCGTTCAGGTTCGTGAACGTGTCGGCCACCCAGACCACGGGCGCTCCTGGCATATCATAGATGACATCCAGCAGTCTTTCGGCCTGGATGTCGGTTGTCTTGGCTCCGCCACGCCCCACGACATTGAGGTTCTGACAGGCGCCGGCCAGCGACACAATCTGGGCGAACGGGTTCTGGTACTGGACGGAGGCTGCTTGTGTGGATCCGGGCTTAACTCTCTTCCTTTGCATCCTCAAGGTATTTTACGATGTCAAGGTCAACAATGCCAGCGTCGGTCCTGAGGCGTCTCTTGACCGCCTCCGGAGCGACCACCGTCTCGATCTGCCTCTCAAGCTCGTCGCGGTTGGCGGCAGGAAGTCCGATGGACTCAGGCGTGGCTGAAAGCAGTCGGAACATCGGCTGGTAGATCTCTGCCGGAAGCTTCGCCGGATCGTCCCTGTCCAGCTGGAGGGCGCGGGCCTTGTTGGCAAGGATGTCAGCGGCCACGGCATAGTCCTTCGATGTCTTGGCGGCGTCCCTCGCGGCGACATAGAGTGTGTCGAACTGATCCGCCATCTTGTTGCGCATCGCCTCCTTGGAGACCTTGCGGTTGCAGTAGAACAGCTCCATCGCCTCGGAATAGATGTCGGCGGCCCGCTGGTAGGGAAGGCCGAAAGGTTCGCTGGTCAGGAACCTGACCGTCCGGCGCTTGCCGTACTGGCCGTCCAATGAATATATCAGCGTCAGCAGGTCGATGTACACACGCTCCTTGTCGGAGAGGTCTCCCTTTGAGCCGGAGGCGATATATTCCTGGATCCTCTCGAAGGCGCCCTCTTTCTCCGCTCCTCCGAACAGGTCGAGTTTCGAGATAGAGAAACTTTTGTCCCGGACGATGTCGCGGAACTGCTCGACGGAGTCGGCGTCGCCACCCATAGCTCCACGCACAACGGCAAGTTCGATCTTGGCCCTCTTCTCCAGCTGGCCGCGTTTGATGGCGTTGCTGATCCGCTGATCATCTATCGTGACGGGATCAGCCAAGATGACATCCAATTGCCTTTCTGTGATGTCAAGGAATCCGGCCAGTTCGGCATCAGTCCAGCCGATGGCCGCAAGGGATGAAAGATCATCGAGAAGTTCGGTTGTCAGTTCCTTCATATTCTTTAATCATTCGGTTTATCTCATCGAGCGTCATCTTCAGGCGGGAAAGCCTTTCCTCTCTTGACACTTTCAGGTCAGGGCGGTCGCCTTTCTTGATTTCCCGCTCCGCGCGCCAGATGGAATCCTGGACATTGCGCCTTTTCCGGATTAGCTCGGTGATCGGCATTCGTCTCAGATTATCCAGTTTCTTTGTCAAGGCGAAAATCGGATGTTTGCCAAGAATCCGGTGATGCTCCTTGTAGTATTGAAATTCAGTGCGAGAAACTGAATTTTGATAAAAATTTCTTACCGTTTTTTCAGCGGCCTCGAAGCACTCTTCCGGAGTGGTGCATTTGAACAGATCCTCGTGGGCGTTGACATAGTTGTGCCACGATGTGATCATATCCGCGGCAAGGGCCTTCAGTTCGGTCGGGCAATCAGGTTCGGAGAGGAACGGCCAGTCTTCCCGGAACCGCCCGCCTTTCGTCAATGTCTGCGAGAACGGAACCTCTGTGGCGAACGGAAGCAAAGCTTTCTTCAGGAGGTGTGAATATTCCTTCGGCGCTTTCCTGACAAGAGCGTCGAGCCACTTGTTGGGCGCGTATATGCTCAAGAGCCGAAGTCCTTCAGTGACCTCGGCTCCCGAACATATCCATCTGTCAATCTCGTTACTCATTCAGCAGGTACTGGTCAATCAGATGTGTGATGGCCGCATAGCCTTGAGGAGTGGCGAACACGAACTTCTTGCGGACGAACGCCTCGATGACAAGATGTTCGCAAGGATTCGCGCGATAGACCGGAGTCACGATGTTGCCGAACCGGAATTCGGCCTCGATTGGTCTATGGAGATTCTTCTTGAAGTAGTCCTTCAGGAACTCCTCCGCTGTCTGGTCTTGCGCCGGAAGCATCTCCACCAGTTTCTCCTTGGAGAACGGTTTCGGCAGCCTTTCGCTGAAAACCTTGTTGCCTTGAACGTCAAGGAACACAAGCGGTGTGGCCAGTTCTCCGATGGAAATCTTGGCGCAAGGAACGCAGTTGGCCGGCACGAGGATGAAATCATCGGAGATATTGTTGTCGGCGATGATTCCGGCAAGAATGTCACGGATGTCAGCGTCCGGTTCAACCGTGATGACAACAGGCTTGACACCTGTCATCTTCTCCCAGACTTTGGACAACTGGCCGTCCGTGCCCTCGTAGGCACAGACAACCAGATTCGTTCCGCCGCTTACAGGGTTGCCCGCAACATTGCCTTTGACGGCTGTTGTGTCGATCGTAGACATACGCTAAGCTCCTCCGGTCGCGCTTGTGGCGTCCTCGGCGATCTCCGGCATCTCTCCGGCATATTCGCCGGCCAGGAACTTGTCAGGCAACGCCTGCTTCCAGGTAAGAGTCCTCTTGGTCGCCTCACCGTCCATCTTGGTCTCAAGAGACAACCTGAGCGGGTTGCAGACACGTCCCATAATCTGAGGACGGCCAGCAGTTGTTCCGTCGCACTCCTGCACGATGGCGATCACGCCACGGTTCTTGAAGATCTCGATGAAATTCTTGATGGCCACTGAGTTGCCCGGGTGGTCGAACACGATACCGGTCTTGATTCCCTCGGCGTCCGGATCTCCGGAAAGTTCCTCGGTGACCTGAATCGTGGAAGCCGTGGCATAGATGGAGATTGCCTTTGCGCCGGTCTTCAATGTGAGGTCTCCAGTTACAACGCAGTTGCCAACCTCTCTTGCCGGTTCGCTGGCGACATCCTCCACATCTACGAGGATGATCTGTGATTTTCTGGTGGCGGCGCAACCAGCGCCGTCACCAGGTCTTGGAATTGATGATTTAACGTAAGCCATAATTCACGCTTGTTATTTGGTTATGCACCGCCTTGACCCTGATCCGGGTTGGTATCTGAACCCTGATCCTTGGTGTTGTCAGCAGCCTTCTTTCCGTTCTCCCACTTGTCGGTGTCCGGAACATCGGAAACGATGCTCTCGACCGGAGTGTAGCCGTCCGGAACAGCGGCATAGACAGCCTCGGCGATCTTGAATCCCGTTGAGAGGGAATATTCACCGAACACCTTCACATCGTAGTTCTGCTCCTCAATCTTGACGATGCAGTTCTCCGCCTTTGAGAGGTCAACCAGCTCCACGAAGTTCTCCTTTGGAGTCGCGAAGATGATAGGGGAGTTGTACATCGATTTCAGAGGTACGAGGTGGAATTTGGTGAAGCGGATGCTTCCGTCATTCTCCACGCCGGTGTACTTGCCGTTGACGGCGAAGTCCGCCCTCTTGTAGCGGGTGAGCAGCTGCTCGGAGCAGTGGATGGTCACGATGTGTGCGAACAGTCCGGAGATGCTGTCAACGAAGCCGTCGATGTAGGCGAGGAGTTCGGAGTCCGACATCGCCATCGGGTCGGCTGCCGCCTTGTAGTAGTTGATCTTGCAATTCTCGTCGGACTTGCCCTCCACAAGGATGGTCTCGAAACCGTCCATCGAGTTCTTGGCGGCTTTGCCTGTGTCACCGTCAGCGACAACACCAGCATCGATGAACTTACCCTTGGCGATCATCGAGATGGTGATGTCATCCAGCACCTTAGGAAGGATGTGGTTCTCGATGATGTAGCGGGAGATAGGCATGTCCGCCATGGTCTTGCCCTGCTCGTAGAGATAGAGCAGCCAGCTCTTGAGCACATCGGCCGGCTGGATCAGCACGTTCAGCTTGTGACGGCGATAAGGAATCCTGATCGGAGTGAACTTGGCCGCTCCCTTAGGAGTCCATTTCGGTGTGAACTGCTGTGAGACCTCGGACATAATGGCCGCGCTTGCGATGTAGTCCGTGTTGGACTGGATGCGGGTCATATGCTTGGCGTCATCGAATCCGTTGTAGATCCTCTTGTTAAGGAGCTCCAACTTCATCTTAGGAGGCATCGTCATCTTGAACTCGGCGTTGAGATCCGTGATGTCGATAGACGCGTCTTCCATCGCCGTGAAAGCGTAAGGATTGACGGAATCAAGGGCTTCCTTCACGATCTTGTTGTGTACCGCCGCCATATTGATGGCAAAGACCTTGGCCTCCTTGGACGCAGGAACTGCCGTGGCAGCCGGCTTAGGCTCCGGCTCGGAAGCCAGCGAGACAACGTCATTCTGTAGTTTCTTGATCTGTGCTGTCAGCGCGGCTGTTGCTTCCGCCGTCTTGGCGGCCACGGCGGCGTTGAAAAGGGTCACGGCATCACCCTCCTCATCGAGGTTGATGCTTTCCAGTTTGTCGAGAAAGTCCTGGCCGTAGTTCTCCAGAACCTTCTGCCGCTCCTGGTCGGTAAGGGAAACCTTGCCGTCCTTGACGTCAAGCTCGCTCTTGCCGAAGAGACGGGCCACAAGTCGGCCCATCTTGGAATTGTTGAGAGTTTTCTTATCCATTATGAAAAAGATTGGTTAAACGCTTGTGAGTGCGAAGACCGCCTCGATGGTCTCGGAAAGGGTCTTCTTGGCATCGGCCATATTCAGGCGCAACGCGTCGGCGGTGCCGAACATCGCGCCGCTCAGAACTCCTTTCTCCTCTTTCTGAATATTCGGCCTTCCGGACACGACCGCATTCTGGAATTGCTCCACCAGCGGTTTGAGCTCCGCCTTGGCGGCCTCGAAGTTTCCGGCCAGAGCTTCCCTATAGGCCCTGTTCTTCTCTGAGGACTCATCGGCATAGACTACTAAAGTCCTTTCCCCGTTTGATGGGTTGGTTGCTGAATTGTCAACGAAGACAGCCATCGCACCGATGGAACCGACCTCTGAGAGATCGTTGTCCATATAGATAGCATCGCATTGTGAGGCCACCCAGTAGGCCGCCGAGGCGCAGCAGTCAGCGTGCACATAGACCGGTTTCCTGTGGGCCTTGGCGTAGCTGATAGCTTCAAGCATCGGCGGTATGGCCGAGCAGCTTCCGCCAGGGGAGTCTATGTCCAGGACGATGCCGATGACATTTTCATCATCGGCCATCTCCCGGAGTTTGTTTGCTATGAACGTTGTCCCGTAACTTTCGCAGGTGTCGTACTTGGTCATCGTGCCGTGAAGCGGAACAATGGCGACACTCTTGGCTTTCCCGGCCCCAGCACCGGGATCGGCCACGGTGGAGACCACCGCCGACTTCACCTCCATCTCAACCGGAGTCTTGCTGAGGAAAGCACGAGCGATAGGAAGCAGCTGCTCCGGATTGGAGACCAGCCACTTTCCCTGAACGATGTCCCTTGCCAGTTGGAATGTGTCTGCTTTCATCTTGTTAATCAATGTTTACGCAAAGATACCAGCGAGACACCCGTAAGGAAAGGACACGCTAAAAGACAGGGAATTGATACGAGCTGGACAGCTTCAAGGTGTTGGTTTCGTTGACCTCGAAGGCAAGAGGCAAGTCCTCGGTGCCGTAAGTCTCATCGTCCCCGTGGCAGAATCCTACCTTTAATATAAGGTTGTCCCTCATAATCTCCGAGGACTCCGAAAGCGTGGCGTTGATCTTGACGGTGGCCAGCCTCCCGGCATCCTCCGTCTTCTCCGACCGCTCGATGGTGGCGGTCCCTGGAACGAGCGCAAGTTTATGCCAGACTCCATCCTGTCTGTCAAGGCTCTGGGCCTGCAATGAGTCAATGATTCTGATCATCTTTCAATCCGTTTATGTTTATACTGCTGTTGATGTAATCCACCTTGTTGATAAGTTTCTTCACCAGTTTGTCCAGCGTCTGTTGCGATTGCCTGTAGATCCTCTTGTGCAGCGCGTCGAAGTAGTCGGTACTGAACAATCCCCTCGACACGATGAACGCAGTGACTATGTCCTTCTTCTGGACTCCGAGCTCGTAGCCGGCAAGGTAGAACTGCTTGAACTCGATGTCAAAGAAGGCGTTGATCGCCATATTCAACGCCACCGTGCTGTACCTGTCATAATAAAGGAACTTATCCCTCATAGGAGCCGTGGCGATGTCGCTTGGCAACTCCAGATCCACGACCTTTTCGCCTTCCAGAGCCACCGGACCCTCCGCCACCTTGCAATGAGCCACGAGAAGCCTGCCTATGCTGTTTCGGGCATAGACTTTCAGAGGCCCGCCCGGACTGTCAGGCGGGAACAGGTAAGCCAGATAATCCGCCATCATCGGCGAATCCACTTTCAATTTGACATCGAGCATTTCACAGTTCATCAAATATTATAGCCACATTTTTCGCAAAAACAGCAACTACACCAACTACACTTGAAGCTATGTTTGATTTTCAATGAGTTAACCAAAAACGAGGTGTAGTTGACCCTCGAAAATGTGTAGTTAGTGTAGTTGGAGTCACCGCAAGTGTAGTTGAATGTAGTTGGAGTGTAGTTCTTCAACTACACCGCAACTACACCTTATTTCGTTAATATTCATTCATTTACTTCAAGTGTAGTTAGTGTAGTTAGTGTAGTTGGGGTTTTTCGTTTCCTCAGCAAAATAATTTTTCACTAATTTACGTAATTTATTGAAGAACTACAATAGATAACACAATATAAACATTTGTTCTATTTAAAAGTATGTAAAAATAGTTATTTTGCTTGTGCCAAATTTTGGCACAAGCACCCTATTTTCCCCGATTTCCCGCCGTTTTGGCTAAATTTTGAAAAGTGTAAGCAAATGCCGCTATTTCGCTTCCGCTTTTTGATTGGTTATTATAAAATCGCCGTTTCACACACTTGTTTCCAATAAAAATCGTAAGTAATTAATGAAATATCAGCGACTCTTCCTGTATGACACAAAAAAAGGCGGCGTCCATACGGATGCCGCCGCGCCTGTCGGTGAATGAGATACTCGCCTTATCCTGAGTCAGGTTACAATCAGGCGAATTTGACAGACGATAGTTCTTGGCTGAAGTTCTTTATGCCCTCCTCGATTTTCTTCACGGTCTTCGGGGAAGGATGCCTGTAGCCGCTGATGTAGTGGCTAAGAATGGTCTGGCTCACTCCGGTTACTTTCTCCAGTCCGGCAAGCGTTAGGATAAACGCATATTGTTGGAGGAAAGAGGGAACGTCGTTGTAGAACTCAAAATCGACATCCGGACACTCTTTGCCCTCTTCCGCAAGCATCTGCTTTGCCTCCTCATAAGAGTTGTAAAAGTCCTCTATGGCTTCTTTGGCTGTCTTGCCTTGACCGAGAAGTCCGAATGGAATCGCTTTGTTATACTCCATTGTTGCGTCGAAGGTTCCGTCCGAACCTCTCGCGATATAAACCTTTGCCTTCATATCTGATTTTATTAATTAAATATTTGTTAAGCATTGGGGTGGGTTATAGTTCCACCCCCGATTGCTTGCTTATGTTCTCCAATGTCCGGTCTTTCGCTTCTTGGCTGCTGTGTCGCGGTATCTGGAACTTTATTCCTGTTATCGGACTGAACCACCAGTCGTGGTTTTTACCGTGCGAGAGGAAAGAGCATCCGCCTTTCTTCAGCTTCCTTATGACTTCCGAGTATCTCATTACCGTTATTGTTTTGATTGCACTGCAAAGATAAGGAATTTCTTAACATTTACCAAATTTTTGGCGATTATTTTTACTTTTTCTTTTTTCCGAAAACGGCCTCGACCTCCTCGTCCGTGTCCGGATCACGTCTAATCCGGCGGTAATCGGAGCTGAAGGTGATGCTGACAAGGCGTTCCTGATGACAGACGCAAATCAGGCCGATGACAGCCTCGTAGTCTCGTGGTGAGACCTGAACGAGATAGTCAACCCATTCCAGAAGAGGGAGGCTCCGCAGCCACTTCACATACGCCCGCCGCCTGGCCGCAATCACATTGGCGTACCTGTTCCGGAACGCCTCCTCCTGCTCCCTGGAATACAGGACATATCTCCGAAGGTCCTCCATTAGTCGCTATCCACTTCTTTTTCGAAAATGTAGTGTATCTTTCCTCCCTCGGCTGTTCTGTTGATAACCGCTTTCAACTGATATCCAACCCTGCCGTAACTGTTAAGTGTGTCTAAATTTATCGGTGTTTTCAAATATTCCGCTCTATATTTATATGTCTTCATATAACTCGTGTTTTTTATTTCTCCCAAAGTTCGGCATCGGTCTCTTCGGCAGGCTCGGCGACTGGCGGGGGAGCGCTGGCCGCCGTGCTGTTGTCACCGATCTCCAACGTGTCCGTAGAAATGTCCAGATCTATTCCGTAATTGACCTTCAGCGCGTCATAGTCAAAGACCATCGCCGTGGTGACGCGGCTCTTGCCGGTCTCCGGATTGCTCGACACGTAGGTCTTGTTCTCCAGCAGCTTGAACCGCATCGACTTGGCCGTACCTATGAACTCCGGTGAATGCTCAAGATAGTACTTCAGCGAATCCCTCGGGATCACCTTGCCGTTCACGTCCTTGCCCTCCTTCATATAGAGAGCCGAAAGCCGCTGGAAAGCCAGATAGATGTACCGCACTCCGTGCTTCGGCTCGAACGGCACGTCCGACTCCTTGATGGCGAACGGACGGTCCCCGGCGCAAAGCTTATAATCGATGTTGATGTACGCCTGTCCGGATGCCACCAGATTCTCCACAATCTCCCAGAAGCCCGAAAGCTCGTTGTTCTGCTTAGTCTTCTGGTTCTGGTCCACGCAACCCTTGCAGCAAAGCCTGAATATCTCCTCGCTGTCAAACGGCACATCGATGTCCGTCCTCAAAGCCCGGTAGGCCGCCAGCAGGATAGCCCAGTTCCTCAGTGTCCTGTCCTCGACATTGTACGAACGCACCCTGTCATTCATGTCCGACAAAGTCTCATCCCAAACCCTTCTGAAATCCGTCTGGAACTTGGAGCGCAACTGCAACAACTGGTTCGTCAGATGCGTAAGCCCTCGCTTCTCGATAAGCTTCAGATTCTCGTAGTTCCTCTTCTCCTGGTCGCTGAACGTTGTCTTGCTGAATGTCAGGAACACAAGCCGGTTGAACAGAGCGATGTCGGCGGTCGGCATCTCCTGACCGCTCATCACAACCCCGCAGTCCACAGCCGTGGTCTCGCGCCTCTTGTCGTTGTCCATATTCATCCTCGAACGCCCCGCGCCGTCCCATATTCCTTTAAGGAACTCCCGCTTCTCCAGATCAAGGTTGTTCTTATATTCATCGAGATGCACCACCGCGTTGCTCACCTCCGCCACCGCCTCGGCAAGAGCCGCCTTGGTCGTGTTGTTGATGTTCGGCGCGATGTTGCCCGTCACGAAGAAGGAAGTCAGCGAATGACCCAGCTCCGACTTTCCCGTGCCCTTCGGGCCGAACAGATCCAGAATGGGGAACGATGTTGTCACCGATGTCACAACGTCCTTGAACAGCGACGCGAACAGGAAGCAAAGCGCCACCTTGGCGTTGTCCCCGAACACGGTGATGAGTTTCTCTGAATATTCCCGCAGCGTGATGGTGTTAGCCTCCGTATAGACAAATTTCCTTGCCAGCTGGTAGCCTTGGGTGTTGTCCCTTGTGTCCAGCGCGCAACCAGGAAGATAGAACTTCTGACCCTTGATGTCGATGATTCCGTACTTGTCCACCGGCTTGAACGTGCCGTTGTCAAGGCCGCCGTTGCCCCAGGCATAGAAGCCCCACTTCTTCTGCCAACCCAGCTGCTTGATCTCATCAGCCGAAGGCGTGCCGTCATAGAGGAACTTCTTCAGTGAGGTAAGCTCGTTGGCCGTTGCCTCCCAGACATAGTTCCCGGCCGTCTCGACACGAGTCTTGAAATCCGTGAACGACACGAGCTCGCTCTGGTTCAGCTTCACCACCGCCTCCTGCATCTTGACGTTCCGCAGCGTGAATATTCTTCTGGCGTTCTTCTCGTCCCGGATGTGCAGGTTCGGGGTCATCGTGAAGTTGCTCCATCTCACATCGTTCCCGGATCTGGAAGCTCCGTAGTAGCAGTTGTTCTTGACGTAGAAGCCATAGTTCTGGAGCATCTCCTTCGTTCCGTCCTCCTTCGCCTCGGAGCGCTCCTGGTCATTCTTCGCCTTGAAATATTCCTGCGTCCAGATCCTGCCGAACTTGTAGCGCTTGGTGAACGCCTCCCTGTACATGTCGGCGGCGCTCTGGTCCTGTACCTTCGCCAGCAGCTTGCAGACCTCGGTGATCACGGCGGCCTTCTCCGTCTGCGAAGCGGCTGCTTCCATCCATCTCTTGCAGATCCAAGGAATATAATCGTTCGTCCTCTGGAGGTTGCATTCGTCAAATTCTTGCTGATGTGTCCGGAAGAATTCATCAGCATCCTTGCCAAGCTCCGGCGGCAACTCCATCACACTGACCGAAAGCCCCGCCTCCGTCATCAGCTTGGCGTTCTTCTGGACCGCCTCGATACCGGCCTTGTCTGTGTCCCCGATGATCGTGACCCTTTCGGCCCTGGATTTCAGCAGGTCGATCTGGTCCTGAGTCAAAGCCGTTCCGCACGGAGCCACGGCATTCTTCACCCCGATCTCGTGCAACCGGCATACGTCCAGATTGCCCTCGACAAGGTAAGCCTGTTTCGTGGCGTAGATCTGCATATTCGCCTGGAGCCACCCGAAAAGGATTCCCTTCTTCTTGTACAGTTCAGTCTCCCCGGTGTTCAGGTACTTGGGAACGCCCGGCTTGTCACCGATGTACCGTCCGGAAAAACCCGCTATGTAGCCGCTTGTCCAGAACACCGGAAACATTATCCTGTGCCTGAACGAGTCATAGACCTGCCCGGTGTCCTCGTTCCTCTTGACCAGTCCTGCCGCAAGCAGCACGTCCTCCTTCCATCCAAGTCCCGTCAGGTACTGTTTCAGCCCGCCTTTCTCAGGAGCGTAGCCGAGGCAGAACAGCTCGGCGGTCTCCTCCTTGATCCCGCGTCTCTTCAGGATGTACTCCCTGGCTCCTGGCGACTCCCTGTAGCGCTGGATGAACCACTCTGCCGCCAGCTTGTTCACGGTCATCATCTGTGACCTTCTGAACTCAGCAGCCTTCTCCTCCGGTGTCTGCTCCCTCTTCTCGTACTCTATCCCCAGCTTCCCGGCAAGATATTCCACCGCCTCGTAGAAAGTCATGCCGCGCCGCTCCATCACAAAGCTGATGGCGTCGCCGGTACGTCCGCACCCGAAGCAGTGATACATGTTCCTCGAAGGTGTCACCACGAACGAAGGTGTCTTCTCCCCGTGGAAAGGGCAGCAGCACTTGTAGCGGCTGCCCTCCCTCCTGAGTTCAACGCCCTCGCCCTGGATGATCGAGACAATGTCCCTCTCCTTGATCTGGTCTTTTACATAATCCGGAATCATAAGTCAAACGGGTCTAAGGCGGGGCCGCTGTTCTCGTTCTCGAACAACCCCCGGCGGGAATCGTCATTTACTCTCGCGTTCGCCTGGTCTATCTCGTGTATCAGCTTCCTCGCGAAACCTACGCACTGCTCAAGGTGGCATTTGCGCTGAATCTCCCAAGTCTGCATCCTGGCCGTTTCAAGCCCCGCGAACTCCGTCAGCTGGACCTCCCACAGCTGCATGGCCATTTGGCATGCCCCACGGAGTGCCGACCATTCAGGTCTGTCCATCTCGAACACCGAGACCAGACCTCTTGAATCCTTGTCCGCATACATGACTACCTCCTTTCCGGGAACAGTTCTTCGGCGGTGGACTCAATTCCGAAGACATCCTTCACGTACTTCAGGATCCTCTCCTGATAGAGTGGCTTTGGCCGTCTGCTGCCGTTGCACCACGAGTACGCCGTAGGGTAGGCCACCCCGTCCATCACAATCAGAGTCATCAGCTCGTTCCGCTGTTTCTGGGACGCGGTCTCCCAAATCTTCTTGATTTCCATATTCCGTTTAAGTTGTTTTTTAATAGCCAATCTGTTTGTAATATTTGCTGTCATTCAGGCTCTCTCTCATGGCCATAATCGCACGAATGCGTTGAATGTCCTCCGGAGAGAGATTCAGTTCATCGTCGGGGACATCGTCTGACCGCTCGCAGAATAGACGATGTTTATAGCTGTAGGCCTGAAACAGAATGTCTATTTGGTTCTCAACCTCCCGCCGGAAATTAGCTTTGTGCCACTCAAATAGGGCGGAAAGCTCGGCGTATTGATAGGCGGTCATTACGACGGAAATCGCCGTGCGGCTCATTCGACGATACGACATACTTTTTTCGCCTGTAACCCTAACATAACACTGTGTAAAGATACGCAGGTCAATTTTGTTGCGGCCGATTTCAAACCGATACCGTTCTCTCTCCTCGACCGCCAGAACTTCATCAAGGCTGACACCGTGTTCCAGACATATCCGCTCCATAATGCTCCTGGCGTTTTCGGCCTCTCCGCCAACCCCGCTTTCGGCAAGGGTAGCGATCTTACGAATCTTAGTCTTCAGGGATTCGTAGTTCTCTGTTTTATTCATTGATTTTCAGTAAAAAAGGTAAATAAATAAACTTGAAAAATAATTGTGTAATTCAAAATAAATGCGTACCTTTGTATTGCGGTTCAGGGAGAGCCGCGAAAGAGGAATCTGAAACGCTTGAAAGGGAGTAAGAAAAACCTACCAAAGTCTTAAAAGTATGTCCGCAAGATTTACGATCAAGATTTGGAAACTGAGATTCACGATTGAAATCGCAATCTAGTTCGCCAACGGAGGCTGAGAGATCAGCCTCCCCTTTGGTAGGTGCTGCAAAAATACACAAATTGTATGCAAAACAAAAATCTGTCATCTTCACAAACTCCTTCCGAGTCTCCGTCCTGGGGCGGCGCCCGTTCCGGCGCGGGCCGCAAGTCCAAGCCCCACGGAAAGTCCTACACCTTCCAGTCCACCCCCGAGGTTGACGCGTTTCTCTCCTCCTATCAGGGCAACAAGACCGAGTTCATCAACCGAGCTATCCTGACCCTTGCGGGACAGTCTCCTCTCTCTCGGCCCTGATCTCCCATTTCGGTCTGGTGACCAGGAGCTCAGAGTATTTCTCCCTCGCCTTCTCGACCGTGTCGAAGTACCACTGGTCGATGATGTTGTAGTACGTGGCCGTGACAACGAATCTAACTCTTCCATTCATAACACAATAAATTAAGCGGCAACTCCGAAACTCTGGAATTGCCGCTTGATGAAGATTGCTTCTCCTTAGTTAGCAGGGCTGCTCAAATCGCTGAACATATTCTCTGATATGGGCTATCTGGCTGGCGGAAATATTGCTAAAAGCTATTTTCTGACGAATGATCCCAGCCCCTCTTTCTCCGATTATCTTGCCAAGGGATGTGTTCAAAAACATTGATGGAACAAGAGTTACATCTTTGAAATCCAAAATGATTCTGTCCTGCTTGTCAAGATTGTCGTTCAGTACAGAGTATAGCACATCGCCAGCGTCAGGGTAATTGCGACCCTGGAATATAGTTGAAACGGAAATACGATAATCCATATTACAACAGTGTTAAAGTGTCTTCGATATAATTGTCTTCCAGATGCTCAAGTGAAATTGAATACATTATCAATGTCCCCTTGAAGTGTTTCTTTAACCTTACATATCTTTCGTTGTCCCCGGATGTGACCAGAGCCGCATCGTTGCTGATAATCCAAAGGGAATCAGGGTCAGTGCAATAGTCACGAAGATTCCCCAATCCTAAGCCGGCATTGTGCTTAGTGGATCTGATCGTGAAGCGAGGCTCCATTGCTTTCATTATTGCTTGAACGTCATCCGTTATTTCAGGTAATACTGTTCTAACGGATTCGGCAATACCTCGGCCAAAATCACATACGGAAATGAAAACCTTGTTGATACTCCTGTCATATTCGACCATAGAAAAGGCTATTCCCTCGCATAGTGAATGGTCAATGACATTGTAATAAGCCTCGGTCAGGCTACCTTCAAGCGGAGTCAGGTCTTTGGCTTGAAACCTGGTGGTTCGAAAATACTCGCTTATTCGTTTAGCGTGCATTTCCATCCCGTTGGGATCAATCTTCCATAAGTTCAGAATGTCTTCGTTGCCAGGCTTCACATAACTCTCATGTAAATTCCAGTATCTTGATATTTTGAGCTCGTTTTCAAGGTAATCTTTAATTTCTTTGCTCGTCTCCATTTGAACCAGGCATCCCTTTCGAGCGCAAGATTCAATCAGACATGCAAGAGACGTGATGTGTTCAGGTCGTAATTTATCTCGTGTAATGCCATCGTCGATATTTACTAACAGGCGGTTAACGCCGTTTTGCTCGATCATATCTCTTCCGTCGCAAATTCCGCTAAGCCAGCTAAGCCTATCGGAGGATGACAGTGTTACTACTCTGATATTTGCAACTTCAAGCATACCACATTCCCTTTACCAAACAAAGATAGCCTTTAGAAAATCATTTTCCAAACAATGGTTTTGCGAATCTTTCTCATTAACGGCAATTCCAGTATTTCAAAGAACCTGTTTCGCCCCCGGGAGCGGAATCGAACCGCTCACATCGCGCGACGCTTTCGGAGCAGACCCCGCCCTCCTGGGCTTTACATCCTACGCAAGTCTGCCTACGTGCCGGCAGGGACCCATATCCTGCCCTTTCCGGGGAATGCCGGTCTTTCCCGGCTGTCATACTAACTAAGCGCACCCAAAAAATACGGCCTTTCACCGCCCGGCGCTACGGTTCACTCATCCTTCCACTCCTTGATCAGCCCACACCAGAACAATGCGGCCACGACCGCAAGGGCGGCAACCTCTATGATGTAATGTGCCAACATATCAGTAAATAATATCCTCCTCAAGTATCTTTCCCAGATATTCCATAAACTGATCCCAGTCCCATCTTCCCGGGTCAGGTTCCGGTCTTCCGGACTCGTTGTTCCTCCATGCACCGGCGGCACACTCCCAAGCCGCAAGGCACTGCCCAAGCCTGTCAGCGATGAACTCCCTCGCAAGCGGTCTGATGTCCTCACCCTCCTGCGCCTTGTTCCAGAGCCTCGCCACGTTCACCCCAGCATCCAGATGGTGCTTTGCCATCAAATCAAGGAACTTGTCCCTGTTTACATCGTAGTTTTCCATAACCAATGAAGATTAATAAAGATAATGCCCGTCACTGTCCCTTGTGGTGCTGCCTTTCAGCATCCACAGGTCTGGGTTTTCCTTCTCGGTAAACAGCCACGCCATCGCATCATTATAAGCCTTGCGACGGCTGACAGCCTCAGGAGCCAGTCTCCGCACGCACCCATCGTGTACGAAATCATCAGCGTCGGCAGATGCCACCACGCGAAATTCGCCTTTCCTGCCATTGCCTGAACGGCGTTTGCCGCCAGAGCGACCGCCACCACCACCGCGAACACCCTCCAGATGCCCACAGAGGTCCTTTCCATTTTCTTTTCTGCACTCATAACTCATTTGTTTTGTGAATATTTTATTATTATCTTCGCTCATTTAAGAGTGTATATCGTTTGTATATCGTTTGTGTTTACATTGCAAATATACAGATTAAATCTGTATTATCAAGAAAATTTACAGAAATATTCTTAAAGTTTTTTTAGACTATGACAGAGGTTATCGCAAAGGTATTGACTTATACGAAGTTGAATGCTAAACAACTGGCTGATAGGATTGGGCTAGATCGTCCTCAGGCTATTTATGACATATTGAAGGGAAAAACAAAGTCTATCTCTCCGGCAATGGCTAGTAAGATTTTATCTGTATTTCCTGAATTTGACCGTGGGTGGCTGATGACAGGGGAAGGTAGTATGCTTAGGGATAATTCACACCACTTCGCCGATAACAATCAAGGTTTTATCAATAGTAACAATAATAATATAGGCAACACCATCGACAACCGCCAATATTATTCCGACAGCCCCGATGTCCTCAGAGCCCAGATCGAGCTCCTCGACGAACGCATCAAAGAGAAGGACGCCCAGATCAAAGAGAAGGACGCCCAGATCAAAGAGAAGGACGCCCAGATCAAAGAGAAGGACGCCC